AAGCAGCACAACGCTTCTATGCAAATAACCCTGCTCCACGTACCATTAAAATTGGTAGACGTTTAGCCACTGCGGTAGTTGCTCCATCTGGCGCAGTTGTAGAAGGCACTGTTTACACAGTAACAGTTGCATCAGGTTCTGAGAATGTTGTAGCTTCTTATACAGCATTAGCTGCTGATACCGCTACCGACGTTGTAGAAGGTTTAGAAGCTGCTATTGAAGGTGATGTAGCTTTAGCTGCTTTATTATCATTAACTGTTGTTGGCTCTACCCTCACTATTGATGGTGTTTCAGCTTCTACAAACTTCACAGTAACTTCTGGTAGTAACATCACAGTAAGCTTCACATCTACTGAAACTCCAGCAGCCATTATGAATGCAATTGCTGAAGAAGATGATGATTTCTACTTCGTTACAGCTTATGATAAAACAGTTTCATTCATCACAGCTATGGCTGCTGATATTGAAGCACGTAAGAAAATCTATTTATTCTCTACGTCTGCTATCCTGTCTTATGCTACCTTAACTTCTCCAGCTAACGTAGCTGACCCGTTAGGTTTAGTGAAAGATAGTGGTTATTTCCGCACTGCTGGCATGTATGCACATAATGCTGCTGAACATCCTGAATGTCAATGGGTTGGTTATAACGCCCCATTCCAAGCAGGTAGTGTTATATGGACTAACTTAGTGGTTAGTATCCCTGTTGCATTGAATGCAGATGGTAAAGTATTGACAGCTACACAACAGAATAATGTTCAAGCACGTAGAGCTACATTTGTCCGTAACGAAGGTGGTGTAAATGCTATCCGTGGCGGTTTAGTAGCTGGTGGTGAACGTATTGAGAATATCCGTGGTCGTGATAGCTTAGAATCAGAAATGAAAGCTGACTTAACGAACTTATTGTTATCTCAACAAGGTGGTAAACTTCCCTACACTAACATCGGTTTGAATAGTGTTCGTTCTGTTATTAATTCTGTATTAGATCGATTCGTCGGTCGTAACTTTATCAATAGCAACTATATCGTCACTGTCCCAGATGTATCGCAAATCGCTTCTTCTAAAAAGCAAGCTGGTTTGTTAGATGATGTAACCTTCCGCGCTGAACTCACTGGTGCAATCGAATTGATTGACATCACTGGTACTTTAGTCTTAGAACTGTAATAGGAATTAAATAATGAGTAGAGTAAAAACATACAGTCCTAAAGATGTAGTTATCGCTTGGGGTGGTGTTGCTATCACTGGCGTTGCGGAAGATACCTTTATCACTGTAACACGAAATTCAGATAACTCTGACACTGTAGTGGGCGCTCAAGGTGTGGTAGCTCATACTAAGATTGCTGACCAGACAGGTATGATTGAATTAACACTGTTGCAAAACGCTGAAGCTAACGTAGTGCTGACAGATATTCAATTAGCACAAGATGCTGCTTCTGATATGTTCTTCTGGAACATGACAATTACTGACCCAAGTGGTGGTATGTTGTGGGATGCACGAGAAGCACACTTACGTCGAGCTTCAGATGTAACATTAGGCTCAGGTCAGAATGCTAAAACATATACGTTCTTCGTAGATGAATTAGTTGCTGTTGGTGCTAACTCTGAGATTGCAAATGCTTTAGGTATTGCCTCTCGTGTGAATGCTGCTGCTGGTGTTATCAAATCTGTAATTGGTTAATAAGAAAGCCCCGTAATGGGGCTTCTTTCCCTTGGAAGGATATGTATGCTTATTTCTTATAATCCTAAGCAAGTGGCTATTTCCTTTGCAGGGTTTAACTTAGAAAGTGTAGCTGATGGTACATTCTGTACGATAGCTCCAACCTCTGACATATTTACTTATGTAAAAGGGATAGACGGTAAAACAGCTTATTTTAAAAACTTAGATTTTGATGCGATTGTAGAAGTATATCTCTTACAGAACTCCCCTTCTGATGCTGGCTTACGTACTACGTTTGTACAAGCTCAGCAAGAGAGCGCTAATCTGAGTAATCTAATTGCTTCTCCTTTAGCCATATCAGATTTGAATGGTGGTTTATTGTGGAGTACAGCAAGTGCAAGAATTATGAAAAACTCTGATGTTACATTTGGTAGAGACCAAAACATGAGAATGTGGTCTTTCTATTGTGAGAACTTATCTTGCAAGGTGAATCCTAATGTGTCTAATCAAGGTTTATTATCTGGCTTATTGAAAACAGCGAATGGGTTTGTGAGTAACATCACAGATTTAGCTGGTTCAGTAAGAACATTTTTTGGCTAACATATCAAAGGAAAACGGACAATGTTAGATATATTAACAAGACAATACCGTAAAGTAACTATAGGTAGCACAGAATACCAAATCAGTTTACTGAAAGGTAGAGAAGGTTTCACCACAGCATTAACATTAGGCAAGCTTATGGCTCCTGTAGTCGGTGGTGTATTTGATGGTGTAAAGCACGATGATTTAATTCATGGCGCTCCTCGTACATTCACAGACATTGCAATGGTGCTGATTAATCAGATTGATAAGATTGATGTAGAATCTTTAATCTTTGAAAAACTGTTACGTGGTTTAGCTGCAAATGGTCAAGCTGTAGATTTCGATAAATTCTTCATGGGTAATTATTCTGAATTAGTGGAATTAATTATCTTCTCATTGAAGGAGAACTTTGGCGATTTTTTTGGGGAAAACGGTTTCAAAGCTCGTTTCCAAGAAACCGTGAGCAAAGTCTTAAACCCCACTTAGAAAGATTCAACAAGGATTTAGAGAAAACCTGTAGCTTTGATGATGAAAACTGGTTCTTCTTTTCCCTATTCAGAGCTACAGAATATAAGGTTCCTCTCAACACATTGTATTATGAGATGGACTTTGTAGACATCATTAAATTACAGGAATGGTTTGATGTGGAATTAGCTAAACAAGAGGCTGATAGTCTGGATGATAAGTTGAACAATCCCAAGGATCACCAATAATGAATGCCAATGATTTTCTCATATCCCTTGGATTTGATACAAAGAAACTGAATAAACAGATTGAAGATATTCAGAAGAAGTTTGAAAAGATAGCTGTTGGTGTAGGAGTTAAATCTCCTGCCGTAGCTAGAGCTAAACGTAAAGAACTTAGTGAAGCAGAGAAGCTTGAAAAGACTAAAGCTAGAATACGTAATCAATTAGCTGAACGTGAACGTGTTAAAAAGGTAAATGCTGAATTAGGGATAGTAAAGGAAGTTGCTAAAGCTAAAGTGAAGGAAGCTAAGAAGGTTGTGCAAGCTGAAGCTAACGCTCATATTGTTGCATACCAGAAAGCTCAAGCACGTTTAGCAAGGAAGGTAACTCCTACACGAACACCTGCTCCACCTAAACCTATGTACAATGGCTCAGGATTAGCTCAGCAAGCCGTAGGAGCTGCAAGAGGTCGAGGGGTAGACTCAGGTATTGCTAACGCATTTGGAAGCCGTATAGCAGGTGCTGCTAACGTACAGCAAGCTAAGCAGTATGCAAACATCTTAGCAATGATAAGTACACGCTTAAATGCTTTAGATAGTTTTAAACGTGCTGAATTATTACGTATTGTAGATAGTGGGGATATAGCAAGGCTTGTTCATTTCAATAAGCAGCTTGGTCAGACATCTAATGAAATGCGTAGGATGGAACGTAGGAGTATTAGTCTTGCTACGGTTCAGCGAGGGCTAGGAGATAGTACAAGGAACCTTGTGAGAGAATATGCGAGTTTGTATGCTATCTTTATGGGTGTTGGAGCTATCAAAGAGCAAGCTAAAGCTATGGATGGTGTTGAAGCTGGTATGACAGCAGTTTCTAAATCAGCAGAAGAAGTGGCACATAATATTCAATTCATTAAAGACGAAGCATTGAAGAATGGTTTAGCTGTTGGTGAAGCCGCTAAATCTTATACAAAGCTAAAAGCTGCAATAGGCGATAAGGCTACACTGCAAGAAACAGAACAGATGTTCCAAGCATTAACTAAAGCGGGTGTTGTATTCCAACTATCGCAAGATAATATGACAGGTACAATAAAAGCCGTAAGTGATATGTTTGCTAAGGAAAAAATTCAAGCAGAGGAACTAAGAGGTCAGTTAAATCTAGCTGCCTAGTACAGTAATGTATTAGTGAATAACTCATCTAATTGCTGGAAACCCCTAAAAACCACACACTACAAAGTAACTGGTAACAGTAAGCTTGAATGTTTGAAAAGCTGTGGTATAATTTATCTTCTTAAAACACGAGGATAAGATGATGGGCAATCAGCAGGTAAGACTACCAGAAAAAGCTAAACTAATACCAACAACATTAAATTACTACATAACAGAAGAAGCTGAATTATATTCTGTATTTAATGAAGTTGTTCGTAAACTAAAACCTATTGTCGATACTAGCACATACTACAGAGTAAAATTAATAATACCTGTGGTTGGTCAAAAGAGTTTTCTACTCCACAGACTGGTTGCTATAACTTACCTAGATAATCCAAATAATCTGGAAGAAGTAAATCACATAGACGGTAATAAGTTGAACAACCACGTAAGTAATTTGGAATGGGTATCAAGAAGTGATAATCTTAAACATGCTTATAAAATGAATCTTCGCTCTAGTTCTGGGGAGAATAACCCTAGAGCTTTACTGGAAGAATCAGATGTTATAAACATTTACAACCGACTACTTGCTGGTGAAAGTAATAAATTACTAGCAGATGAATACAACATAGGCACTACAACAGTGTTAAGTATAAAATCAAAAGACAGTTGGAACTACTTATTAAAAGATTTACCAGATATTGCAATTAATAGTAAAAGTAAAACTTTAAACGAAAATCTAGTACGAGAAATCTGTAGTAGGTTTTCTGAAGGTGTTTCCACACAAAACATCTTAAAAGAGTTT